TACTCCCCCTTGATTTGCTGCCTGTGTTTTCATAACAACAATTTCTGGAGGAGGTTCCATTAACATGGGCATAGAAGTAAATGACCCCATATCAAATTTAGCGGCACTCATTTTAGATGCATAATCTGGTTTTTTGATAGACTTGAGGTATTCTTCTCCACCAATTGCATAGAAAATGGACTGTACCACACCAGCAATACTTAACAGACCTGATGCAACCTGAGTAATTCCAAAAGGTAATAAATTTAACAAACCTGCCCCAAGAAAAATATTGCCTCCTGTTATATTACCTTTTCTATATTGTTGAATTGCATCCCAACCATCCCATATTGCTCCAATTATTGGGAAGGCACCAAGCACACCTCTAAGTCCAAGTTTTCCAGCACCTTTTGCACCACCTTTTACACCACCTTTTGCAGCAGCTCCAAGTCCCCCAACTCCTGCTCTGCCAAAAATTCTAGATGCAAGAGGAACTGCTGCTTTACCAGCAGCTTTTGTTCCACCAGTTCTTGCAGCAGTTTCTGCAACTTCTGCTGCAACTTTGGGTTTAAATAATGAACTAAAACCACCTCTCACTGCTCTAAAAGCACCACCAAATGCTCTGGCACCCAAACGAAAAGGTGCTAGTGCTAACTTAGCAGCAGATTTTATCAACCCAGCAGTTATTCTGACGAAACCACCTATAATTCTACCGATACCTCTTTGTATACCTCCAATTATGGTGATTGCAAGACCAATTTTATCAAGAATATTATTTTTAATTTCTTCAAGTTTATTTTTATCGCCATCTACAGCAGCTTTTAATGCTTCAATACCTTGATTTGCCAACCAACCAAGGAAGAGAATACCTAAAGCTTTTGTTATTCTTCCAAATATTCCACTAACATTTTTTTCAATTTTTCTTAAAGGAGTTACAAGAGCACTTCTTACTTTTCTCTCAAGAACTTCTTCCTGCCCAGATCTTATCTGTGTTTCATTAAGTCTTCTTTGTCTTTCTTGCTCTGCTAATAATTGATTTCTTTGTTGACTATTTTGCAGCAAAAGAAGTTGGTAAATGCTACTTAAAGTATTATTAAATTGAATTAATTCTCTCTGTAAATTATCATCTTGCCTTTGAATTAATGGTGCCTGTGGAATAACCATTAGGGCACCGCCACGACCAGTTACACCACCTCTACCTAAAAAAGCACGCTTTAAATCTGAGGCAGAATAATATTGTCCTGTTGCAGGATTTCGTCTACTACCAAATAGTGCGTCTCGGCTTAGTCTAGCCATTTTGTTGGTGCTTTAGGTTTTCTTCTTCAATATATTGTTGTAGGAGAGTAACATATATTTCCCTTTCCCAAGGAATCATATTCTCTAGCTCTGTTAATGAATATTTATGGTGCTGAATCAGGGAAAAATTTGTTTTGTAGTATGACTCAAGACTTTCGTGAGCCATTCCTAAGCGAAAAAAGATGTTAACCCTTCTAGTGCAACTTCACTTTCAACTCCAGTATTGGGATTTTTCACCTTTATCTTATGCGATAGTTTTGGCATCGTTTCAAAAAACTTCTCAATTTCTTTAAACTGAGTTGAAGTAAGTTGTTCTAAAAAATCTTTAAGTTCTTTTTCAGTTGAGTCTGCACCAGTCCAAGATTCTTCCTCATTATAAATCTGATCAACACAAGATGATATCATCTTAAAAGTATCATCAATAGTCATATCATCTTCACCAGCAAAGTTACTTTTTACAAACTGACTAAGAGAAGGATACTTCATTCTAAGAGTCAAACTATTATCTAGTTTAATATCTTTATTGTGGTCAGGATCTACAACAACTTTAATATCATCTAAACTAATACTTACAGGAACCTGAGTTACTTCATCATCTGGACAAGTAATTAAAACATCAACTTCTTCACCAACAGATTTTCCTCTGATGTTGAGAAACAGATATTCAATATCAAAAGTAGATAGATTATCTACTTTGACTCCTCTCGTAATAATACAATTATTAATTACAGTTTTTACTGCATTTGCAATTTCTTTTGCATCATTACTTTCCATCGCAATAAGCAAAACCTTTTCTTCTTTGACAAGAAAAGGGCGATACTTTATTTTCTTTTTTGTTGAGGGTATTTCCAACTCATATGTAGGTGTTGCAATCTTCGGTAAAGGCATAATATTCTATCATTATGTCAGTATTTATCAATCGTAATCAAAGTTTTCATCCCCAGATCCTTCAAATCCAGGAGTATTTTCCCCTTCAACAAAGTCTTTAAAATTTCGGGTAAGAGTATTTAGAGTATCTCTTGCAGATAGAGATGTATCTGTTTGCGAAACAAACGGATCTCTAAAACCATAATTTCCAATTACTCTTTCATTTACACTATTAACCTTGCCTGCGATATAGCGATCATAGTAGAACTGAACTGACATTCTCATAACTTCAGAACTCGTATATGAAATAGGTATCTCACTAATAAAGTATGGAAAAAGACCCACAAAGTTATATTCTATTTCAGTTCTATAATCTCTATCAAATTTAATAATTTTTGTAAGGTTTGATTTATACTCTTCGGGATATTGCATCCTAACAAAATAGTTCAACCTATTTTTTGATATTGCGGGATTTTCATTTCTAATACCAACAGGGTTTGTCGATCCAGAAGAAATAAACTCAATCCAACTTTCAATGAACTTTAAGTTTCTATATCTACTATCAACATAAAATTCTAAACTTAAGGTATTATACTGTCTACTATGAGCAATATTTTCAGTAATGCCCATGTGATTACCGGTTACATTAGCAGTGGCAAGTCTTGGTGTTGGAAGAGCAGCAGAGTAGCATAAAAGACCAGCGTCCTCTGCAGTAAATCTACGACCAATGCTTCTTTTTGCAAGATATCTAATTAAATTTGATGGAAGTCCACCAAACTTCACTTCATAGTGAGAAGTTTGTGCGACATTAGTTAGGAGTGATTTTACTTCAGATATTTTCTTTGGTCTTGGCACTCTAAATACCTTATATGGTTTTTATTATTAAGTATTTAGATGTCATATAAGGGAAAATTTCAACCTTCATTTCCTAGAAAGTATAAAGGCAATTCATCGAATATTATCTATAGGTCTTTATGGGAAAGAAAATTTATGGTGTATTGTGATAAAAATGAAAACATTTTGGAGTGGGGTAGTGAAGAAATTGCTCTTCCTTATCGCTCACCACTAGATAATAAGATTCATCGATATTTTCCAGACTTCTATATCAAAGTAAAGGAGGGAAACGGGAAGATAAAAAAAATGCTAATTGAAATAAAACCCAAAAAGCAGTGTATTGAACCAAAAGTTCAGCAGAAAAAAACCAAAGGTTATATTTACGAAGTCAAGGAATATGTGAGAAACCAAGCAAAATGGGAAGCTGCAAAAGAGTTTTGTGAAGATCGTCAATGGGAATTTAAAGTCATCACCGAAGATGAGTTGGGAATATGAGTAGAGTAAATACTATTCTTAAAAATTTAATAGGAAAAGAAAATCCCGATGACTTAATGGAAGAAATACTATCGGTATTGACCGAAACTGAAATTGTTCCAGAAATAGGTAACATTTATACTTTTGTTTATGCAGCAAAAACACCTAATATTCAATATGATCAATATCCATTAGTTTTAGTCACTAATGTTTTTTCTTGGGGATTTGTTGGTAATAATTTTCATTGGGGAATATCACCAAGAGAATCAATGAGACAATATACTTGGCAAGAAGTTGTTGGATCACTACATCTTGTAAGAAAAGATGAACTGAATGACTTGAGAACTATTCCTTATCTTAGTATTAAACTAAATACCTAAAAAAGATAAATGTCAAATCTTCGCTATCCGTTAAGAAAGTTAGATTCCGTTGAAGATTATTTACAAATTGATGTTTTAGATTATGAACCTCCCGGTTTAGGATCTAAAAATAATAACAGCCTTGCATTAAGAAGTTCTGACGATACTTATAAAGATCTATTAAATGGTTCTGATAGCATTCAAAAAATTATATGTAGCATTATTCTGCCAATTCCTGAGGGTATTGGTGATAGTATGACTGTAAATTGGGGTGCAGGTGAAATCAATCCTTTACAAGCTGCCCTACTTCCAATAGCACAATCAACTATCAGCGGGGGTCTTAAAAAAGGATTTGATGAACTTGTGAGTCAAGGTTCAAAAGTAGCGAGTATTATTCAAACGGCAACGGGACAAAAAGCAACACAATCTACATTTGCTGCAGCTGCTGTCAATGCTCTTGTAGGTGGTGGAAATATTAATCAGGCAATTTCGAGAGTGACTGGAGCAATTTTTAACCCAAATATTGAACTTTTATTTTCTGGTATTCAACTTCGTGGTGCCTTCACGTTTTCATTCGATATGATTCCAAGATTTCAAAAAGAATCTGAAGAAGTAAAGAGAATTATAAGAATCTTTAAATCTGCTATGGCACCAAGAAGAAGGGCGGGTGGTTCAGGTCCTGCAAGTGGAGTTTTTATACAGTCACCAAATGTTTTCCGTCTACGTTATATGAATGGTGGTCGTATTCACCCATATTTGAATCGTTTTAAAATATGTGCTCTTAATGGAATGAATATCGATTACACTGGATCGGGAACATATTCAACTTACTCAGATTCAACACCCGTTCATATGAGAATGAACTTAGTTTTCCAAGAACTTACTCCAATCTTCCATGAAGATTATTATGAAGGTCAAGGTAAAGGAGGAACAGGTTACTAATGTCTTATTTCAGAGAACTTCCAGACTTAGAATATCAGTCATTTTTATCGGATAGTAAATCATCCGATCAATATCTGCTTGTTAAAAACTTATTTCGCAGAGTCAAACTACGTGATGATTTACAAAATGTTTTCACAATATTTGATCGTTATGAAATACCAGATGGTTCAAGACCAGAACTCGTTGCAAATGAACTTTATGGAAGTGAAGAATATGACTGGGTTGTTTTAGTTTGTGCTGGTATTACAAGAATACGTGATCAATGGCCACTTTCAGATAAAGAGATCTATGAATATGCATTTGGAATTTATGGCGACAACTTAAATTCAGTTCATCATTACGAAACAACAGAAGTTAAAGATTCTGAAGATAGATTGATTATGTCAGCAGGCAATGTAGTCGATGCTGATTTCACTATACCAAAGCCCGGAACACCAACTACTACACTTAATCCTGTTATAGGTATTTCAAACTATGAATATGAAGTAAGAAAAAATAATAATAAGCGTGGCATTTACGTTCTAAAACCAGTTTACCTTCAGCAAATATTGAATGATGTAAGAAAAGCGATGACCTATGGCAGATCATCGCAGTATGTCAACAATAAGTTAATTAAGACTGAGAATACCAGAGCGATAAATTCTTAATCACTCTTCGGCAAGTCGTGCAAAGTATGACATTGCATCATCATCGTCATCATCAGTCGTCTTGGTAGGAGAGAGACTATCAAGTTCTTCCTTGACTGACTGAGGAACAGGAGGTGCTACATCTCCACGATTTTGC